AACACACAACACATTACTGTATCATCATTGCCATCTTCTGCTTGATAAGAATTATTTATGGCAACAAACCTCATCAACTCATATATAATTGTGTCGTCGTTCAAAATCAACTTTTGATTTTCAACTAATGATTTTAGGTTTGAACACCCAAAACGTTTTGTTTGTTTCGTTGTTCTCAACCCCAATTTTGTTACTTGACCAAAACCTCCACTAAGAACTTGTACACCAGATCGATCGTCCGTACTTATTCTTAGCATGTTTTCATACTCGAGATCATAGTGAAGAATGTCAGCTACTTGCTGGCCAATATCGTTTGTTTCAATTAAAACATATGAACTGTTGTAATTTTCACTATTTGACTGTATAATCGCTGGTAGCAGGAGAGGGGATATATCATTGGACCTATAGATGGCTACGACCTTATAAGGTAATTGTGTACAATCGAATATTGTAATGACAGAATAGTCGTTCCCTAATCCTCTTGCTGTATCGACAGTAGTAAAATAAACATGATTCTTTTTTGGTTCTTCATATATCTTGGTACTATTTTGTATTTTAATAGGCTGTTCATACACTAAAGATCGCAAAACATCCGGATGAATCAACGTTGATGACGATCCAACAAATTCAGTTTCAAACTCTACACGAAACTGTTCAACGCTCGTGTTCCGTATTGTTTCTTCTTTCCATTTCTGATTACGTCCAGGAGTATCCGACCACAGGATTGATATTCTTTTGTAGTCGTTCCGACCAAGTTCAGAATCTCTCCACAACTTATAAAACAGATTCAGACCATTAGGTGTCGAAGTAATTAAAACTTTTGTTGTTTGGCCAGATGAAATAACTGGATATGTTGAACTAAAGAATTTCTCTTGCATGTTGTTTGGAACAAAGGCAAACTCATCAAGATACAGTAGTGAATAACTTCCCCCACGAGCACCGCTCGATGTTGTTGAAGAAGCAATAATCTTTGAACCATTCTCAAGCTCAATATTTCGCTTGTTCCACTCAACAATACCTTGTTGCAGCCATTTGGGAAGATTTTCATAGGCAAGTTGAATTCTTGACATAATTTCCTGTGCTTGGGTAAGTTTATGAGCAAGAATTGCAATTGAATAATCTTCATTAAATAGAATATACCACAGCATCAATCCAACAATTGATGTCGTGTTGTGTGTGGGTATTAACGTTTCTCCACACAGAAACAAATGAGAATCGTTATCAACTTGTAAACAACGTACCGGTTCCGAATCAACTCGATTGATCTGCTTAATGTATAACCGGTTATTCTTAGGGTGATCTAGACATCGCTGCTTAGCAGCCTTACGAGGAAGGGCAAATACACAATGCGTTGTTGTGAAGGATACTGTCCAATAATTGATATCGTTAATAATCCTATACCTTTTTCGTGACTTAATACCCATTGATGCTAGAAGTGTTCTCACCTGATTAACAATGTTTTCATTTTTTTGATAAAATTCGCAAGATCCGCTGCCATTAACAACTGACCCGTCTGTATCCATCAATCCTCTAAGCAGTTCTAATTTTTGATCGAAGCTGGCTAACAAGTATTCACTGGGAATATGTTTGTTTCCTAGTAGATTAGCCTCTCTAATAGCCTTTTGACCAGCAGGCAACGTGAAATATGCAACATTCGAGTTGCGCGAATCATACCATACGTGTCCTATATCAATTTTCGTTTGATAAAAAGATAGGTCATCTTTACAACATGTGATAGTAGCTCCGTTTGTTGCACCATCACCTATCCACATACCTAACTGATACGGATCTATTGGTAACTTCTTTGTAGACGATTGTAAAGGAAGTGTAAAATTAATGTATGGCTTGTTAGAGTGTGCTAAATAAGATTTCAGCTGCTCTGTCGTTAGATTACGAGATCCTGCTGTCCAATTTGTACTGTTGACTTCCCACACATGGTCTTTATCTGCTCGAACGATATCTCCATTATCAAACACTAACTCATATATTTCGTGATCATACATTGTTTCTGTGATAAACGTTATTCGTGTCTCTTTACCATCGGGGCCATATATTAAATCGTTTTCTTTTAACTCCCCTAATTGTCTGAATCCTGAAGGTGTAAGGATTGGGGTGTCAAGGGGAAGAGCCTTTCCCGATTGCCTGGGTAATTTACATATTACAAATCGGTTATTTACAGACGTCTCAATAATTTCTTTCTGATATTTGTAGGGTTTGAAATTAACCAACCCTTGATCGACGTTGACAATTTTTACATACGTCTCAATGAAATATATCGGACTACGACTACACTTACCAAACTCTTTAATATTCTCACGTGTAAATTCAATGAGAACATCGGTTTTTTTTAGATGTTGGTTTCCATGATATGCATTGTTATTCATCTTGTTTTTTCATTAATTTTAAAAGCTCAGTAGTACTACCAACAAACAAATTGTTGTTTACAGTTTTTGGCCCATCACTGTTTTCGATAATTTTCTTTTGTTTCATCAACTCGAGAAGATCTTTGTTTGTTTGAGATAATGTTTTAACAAGATCAGAAACAACTTCGAATGCCCTAGGTGATTGCGATCGTTGAGCTACTTGCAACATATCACTAAGTGCTTCCTGTCCCTTTTCAATTGCTACAATTATATTACCACGAGCATAATCAAAATCAGCTTCGACAGTAGGTTCGATTGATACTGGTAATTGCTTTTGATTGTTGTTGAGTGGTTCTAACCCAAGGCTATCTGCTATTTTATCGTCAATTTGTTGTTGTGATGATGTATCCATAATTATCTGTCGATTTTATACTGTCTTTGTTAATTGATAAAGAAGCGTTTGAAGTTGGCTCACCCGACGATGTCAGTCCTGGTGTTATTGTTACACGTTCAAGCAATTCAGCTTCCCCAGGCGCATCATCAATGTTATCAAACAACGTAGCATCGTAGAAATTTGTGTTTGCGATGTTGATAACATTTGCTTTTTTCACTGGGCCAAACACGTATCCCTTTACCATAAAAGTTAATGTCCATGTCAGTGCCCGTCTTTGTTCAAAATTTGCTTCGTACGTGTCCTGTGATATAACATCTTGAAGAACCACAGGTATGTCCATAGTAATGTTCATTTCTGGAACAAGATTGACAGTCGGTGTCCAATCGGGTGTGAAAAACGGAAGGATTTGTTCTAGAATTCTTGTACCATCCTCAGCATTTTTTACCATAATTGATAGGGTAAACATAAAATTGTATGGAACGGGATTGTATTGATACTTCATAGATTTGTTTGCAGATGTATTGACGACAACATTTCTGTTGATAGTCGGAAGCTTTCTATCACCATCATAGTTGATATCTGTCAACTCAAACGACATTCTTGGCAGTAGAACAGCATATTTGCGATTGAGATTTGGATCCTGATCGAGCCTAGCCATCACTTTTTCTTTTGGACCATATGTAATAGGCACCTTTATTGTTTGATACAGACCTCCTGTAGAATCTACCCTATCAATCTCAATATCATTAAACAGCGTTCCAAACAACGCTACGTATTTTCTTATTGATCCATGATAAAATTTTGAACCGAACATCTAAAACACCCCCCCTTCACTGAAAGGATTTTTCTCTGAGAAATCAAGGAAATCATCTGCTTCTCTTTGAATTGTATCATTATCAGCAGCAAGATCGATTTCCTCGATCGAATCTCCTTCAGTTACCAACACATCACCGTTTTCTAGCACGATTGTTTGTGAATTGTATTGATCTGTCAGCAATGTTGAAGATTGAATGCCTCCGAGGAACGTTGTGTTGTACAAGAAATCGATTTCTGGATCACCTGTATTAAACATCTCACCGTTATATTCAAACAATTCACATTTCAAATCATACATTTGCAAAGCACCCATCTGATAAAATATTGGTTCGTGCTCAACAAATTTAATTTCAAATATTTTTCTATTCAATGGAAAATATATCAAATCTCCTTCACGTGGCCTATCAACACTCATAGGAGAACCTATCTCTTCACTAAACACTCTACGGGAAACTGTAAATGTGATTTGATCGCGAATTTCAAGATTGAACTTAGAAAGAAAATCACCTTCACCCTGAAATCCATCAACGTTTTTAATATACATCTCAACACTTAACGCATGGACATATCTCGACGTTTGTCTGTCCTCACCATAAATTCTATCTTTGTTCTGAAGCTCGCGTTTGATATACTTAATATCATGACCATATATTTTGATAGATTCAATGACAAGATCTTCAATCAGCTGTTGCTCTTGACTTGATTGGAAGTTGTTGAAGAAAAAACTGGTTGCCAAAATTCACATCCTTGTTAATTGAAAAACTTTTTGTCCGCAATCCCAAACCCTACTATATCCAGCGTTTTTCATAAATTGTAATTCCGTCAATTGGGTATCTAGCTTATGTTTTTGCGTTTGATATCTAGACAGTGTTGTATTATTATTTATGTTGATCCAAAAATAACCTGGAGGCGTCTGTTTAATCAATTCAAAACCAGAATTTTTATAAACACTACCGTTGAACAAACGCACGTGGCAATAAGAAATTATTGTTTTGGCGTCTGTAATTTGCAAAAAATACTGTAAAATTTTTGAAAAACCACCAATTACACTCAAACCTATCTTATTGCAAAACCGAAACAGCTCCCACTGTGCTTGTTTGATTTTATTGAACCGAGGAACACCAAAACTACATGCTGCGACCAGCTCACCTTGGAATTTCAGTCCTATGCAATGTTTAGCATATACGTGGCCCTGCAAATGATTTTCACGAAAGAAATGTTTAGCTTCCCCTTGAGTTAATTCTACAACTTCGGTTTTTCGACCATGAATTTTAATTGTTTTGCCCAACGCAGCTAAAATTATACCTCGAACTTGTTGTGGGGATTGATTCCACTCGTAATCAAATATCTGCAACAATCTAATATTTTTTGCTAAAGCATCGTCATATTTATCAAGATGATAATTTTTTAATTTTCCAGCCCATTCTGAATGCCATATGCTTCCATTATACTCAATAGCAATATTATGTGACGGTATAAAAATATCCAATTCTCTAGGGGCAATTATTTTTCTTGTTCTTCTGACATAGGAAACACCCAACTCGTCTAAATACTGGCAAATTTCCAATTCACCTGTGCTTTCAGTTCCAGGAAAATTCAATCCAAGACGTCTTGCATGAACACATACAGTGTTTTTATGAACACCTAATTGTTTCGACACCCATTCACTTGTTAACTTTTCATCAATACACCTCTGCAGATAATTGATATCAAAAAGCCTTGGATCGGTGATGGTTTTGAATTTATCTTGCTTCACTTTACGATTCAAATCCCCACGTGTTAAATGGTGATTGCTGATATATTTCCGTATTCGGTTGTGAGCAACATTATGCTTAATTGCTATTTGTTTAATTGATAAATTATTATCCTCACGT